AGCCACATGTTTTAACCTGTAGATTATCCTTTTCACGCAATAAAAAGGGTTGAATCCACAGGTGCCTACTCAAGACGCTAATGCATCAGGAGTACGATGTGTTACCGCACTTGGGTAAGGGAGAGTAGAGAGGAGTTCAAGGTTTGTTCAATAGGGGTGGACCCCTTAGCCATAAGCGACTATCGCTTGGGGCGCAGAGACCCACTTCGAATGAACACCAGAAAAGAGAAAGGATTAACCAGTAGATCCTCCAGCACGATTAAGGGTCATGCGGGCCCCCGCTGCTCCGATAGTAAATGTCAGAGCAACTGGGGGAACCACAGATGACCCAATCCAGTAAACCATCTTCACGATTCCTCCTAGGTCGGATGGGATGTCAAAGCAACCGAGGGTAGTGTTCTCAGCTTGAGAAAACCCTGCAGTTGCAGCATCCCGGAGCATGCTTCCAGCTTTGGAAGAAGCAATTTCCTTTCCGTCTAGGTAGACCGCGAAGTTGGATTGAACTGAATGTTGTGCGTTGGAGGCTGGAATCCCGTCTGTAGCAGCACAAGAAGTATTGGCGAGGATGGTGTAGAATCCTTTCGGGATTCGGAAACCACCCCCTTCCGCTACCGCAGCAAGCCCGTTAACAAACACCTGAGTGACTGCCACATCAGTGTCAGTCTCAGGTACAATGTTTTGAGCATTTAAGTTTCCGGCGTCAAGGATAGGAGGAGCCTTTTTAGGGCTATCTGTCTCCGGGACGTAGAAACGTACGGTATACTTCACAGTAAGTGTTAAGGCGGGATCACCAGGATTGGTGCATCCTTGAGTTGCAACGAAGAGTGTTGCCCCATCATAGGTCTTCAGATCGCCAGACGCGAAACCAGTCCGAACAAATTTCTTCTTTGAAGAAGAAAAGAAGGATGCCATATTAAGTGGAACCTTCATGTGTTCGGTGATTTTGGTCTGGGCGTAATTCTGGAAAGATCCCATGGATTTCTGGTCCTCTGGCGCGTCGTCGTAAACATTATAGTCGGGAGCAACCATGTACAGACCATCGTTTAAGTCACCTCTTTGAGAGGTTAGACCGAAGACGAGTGATTTGTAATCATATTGTTCCCAACCCTTTGCTTCGTCGGCGAGCCAGGGAGCCATCATTCCAGGGTTGGTGGGGAAAGACGATGAGGTGAATAGAGTATCACCATTAATCGTCCCAATGATCTCTTCGTGAGTGATCTCTTTTCCATTCGGTATGGACCGAATGACCGGTGGGCGATACCGGTAAGTTGAACTCTTCTTGTCAGAAGATTTCTTGTTGGAGCCTTGCGGCTGAGCTTTGCTTTTGATATTCTTTTTCATGAGTATGGGCTGCCCCCATGAAGGGAGACTGTACATCTCATCTTAATCAGGCGGATCCTT